GGCGGCGTTGCTCAAACTCCACGCGCTCGAAACCCAGTGCCACCGCCTCGCGTAGGTAAATGCTGGGTGTGGTCTGCAGATCTTCGGGGCGGTCGAAGTCCTTCAACTCGATGCCCTGCAGCCGGAAGTAGTCACGCACCATCGTGTAGCAGTCGCGCCCGTCGTCGTCCCACTCCAGACCGATCAGGGTTCGATGGTCGACCATTCGTCCGCTGGTAGGGAGTAGATCAGCCACGGCACACCGCTTTGTCTGCAGGCACGCTGATCCAGTTCGCTAGCAGGTCCGCCCTTCGGGTGGCTATGGACAATCGCAAGGATCTCGCCGTTGACGGACGCCCGATAGTAATCACGCGGGTGCATGACGAAGTGCTTTTCCGGTTCCTCGCAAACATTGCGGCAAGGCCAGTACATCTGACCGGTGGCAGCTTGGATCACCACACCGCAGGCTTCGTAAGGTGCAGCGGATCTGGCGTGGCGCTCGGCCTCAGATTTGGATGCGGGAGCCAGGGTAACCACCATGCGGATAGTCAGAAATGCCTTGGGACTGGAAGCGGATCTTGCAGCTATTGAACCGCTTGCCGCAAACATCAGAAGTGCTGACGCCTACAGCATTGTCGTTCACGTCAAAAAAACTGCCGCCGGTGTAGCCGCACTCAGGACCGCGATAGACCCACGGGCAGTAGTCCTGCACTTGCCGGCCAGGGAGTTGCAGGTTGGTCAGGTCTAGTTTGCTGACCAGTTCAAATTCAACAAGCTGGATATTTTCCTTTGATACTCGGTCGATGTACCAGACCTGATCTTCAAACTTGGCGGTTGGGTCGGCAGTTGGGTTGACACCACCAGGGAAGTTGACGGCATCGAGGAATTTTTTGCAGGTGCGAATGCGCGTGACCTTGGCCTGCAGCGGGTTGTAGGTCAGCAGCAATGCCGAGATCGCGCCGGTGACGTTGGCAATCCGCATGGTGGGACGCGGCAACGTACCCTTTGAAGTCAGCTCGAAACCATCTACCTCGATGGGCGCGGCGCTGTAGGTGATGCCTTGGAACACCACGTTGCCAGTCAGGGCGTTGGTGCCAGCGTGGTAATAAAAGGTGGTGTCAATCCCGTTAACCGCCAACGTGAGCTGCAGTTGGAACAGCTCGATAATTGCTGATGGATCCAGCTTTTGGATCTCGGTTTGGATTGACGTTGGTGTCGTCATGCTTCAAATACCTGCTCAAAAGTGGCAGTGATCGTATTGATGTTTGCAAGATCAAAACTGCGATTCCAAGATCTGCACACCCATTTGTATGCAGTCGCAGAATTAATCGGCGTCCAGTCAAAGCTTTCTGTGCCACCACGAGCATCAAAGAACGCTTCAATTGCTGTCGCGTCGGTATTGCTCTTAGCGCTCCAAGTCAGATCCCATTTCTTGGGATTTTGATTGATGCCAAATTGAACACGCTGCTCGTAGCCATCGCCAAACTTGACGGCATTGACAACAGGTTGTGATTGCTTTTGAACGCCAAAGTCAGGCGTGGTGCCACCGGTGCTAGTGCCAACAGTGGCGTCGTTGAAAGTAGCCATTACGCAAGCAAGCCTCCAGGACGACGTTGTTTGATTAATTCTGCCTGCACAGCAGCACCAATTACCTTGCCAAGCTGGTTGGCCTGACCGCCGTTACCTTCAACGCTAGAACCACTTGCGTCGACGTTCACCACAACGCTGCCCATATCTGAACCACCCTTCATGGTTACAGGAATTGTGCGGCCATCAGGCAGCGGTACATAGGCTTCAGGACGGCTCCCTTCGCCGTACATGGCGAGCTGAGGACCATAAGCAATGCCGCCGGTGCCATAACGCTTGAGTTTCATTGGACCGCTAGGAGTCATAATGCCGCCCATCGCGAATTTGAAACCACCAGTAAACGCAAGCGGGTTGAACGATGTAGCGCCCATGTTGTACTGAGAAACACCAGCCAAAGGCGAAATAGCAGATCCGGTCGCTCCACCAAGGAAACCCAGTGAACTCATAATTGTCTTAAGAACAAATTGCTGAATAATCATGCGTGCTGTCTGATTCAAAATTTCAACAGCAAATGCTTGGTAATTAGCGGTGCCGGTTGTCGCAAGATCAACAATTGAATTTTCTACGCCCTTAATTCCTTGTTCAGCCAGTGACGCAAAAGCCTCACGAACAGTACCAACATTATTTGCGTAACCAACAAGACCGTCTTTCAAACCACCCATTACGTCAGCGTTGTACTGCATCGCACGGGCGTTCTCGTACACCTTTTCAGTGATACTACGGAAGCCATCTTCAGTAGAAGCAAACCAGTCGGACATGGCCTGACCGGTCTCACCCTTTGCAAGTTCATTTGACGCTTCTTCAAGTTGTTGAAGAGCCTGAATCAGCGGACCTTCATTGAGGTTGCCGCCAGCCTGAGCGGCTTCTCGTGCAAGATTAAAAACTTTTCGTGCAAGATCATCTGTTTGCTTGCCAGCTTCCCTGACGGACTTGTTGTAATTGCTTTCAATCTTTTCCCAAGCAGTTGCACCCAATGCCTGCAGTGCTTCAACCGTTTCGTTGATTTTGAAATTCAGTTGCCGCTCAAGTTCACCGGCTTGACGGGTGAGATCATTGCGACGCTCCAGTAGGCGTTCTTGACGCTTGGCTTCCTGTTCGGCCTTTTTACTTTCGCCGCCACCACCATCAGCAGTGATGCCAGGTAAACCGCTGGGACGTGATGTGGTTCCTGCTCCAGCGGAAGGAATTCGTGAACGCTCTTGACGCAATTCACTTTGCAGTTGAGTTAGCACGCCACGCCGGCGAGCAGTCATTGAATCTGTCGGTCCAGCCAAATCAGCCGTGACACCTTTAATTCGTTTCTCTAGATCCGCAATTCGCTCAGGATCGTAAAATTTCATGCCCATGAAACGGGCAAGTGCATTTGCAGCTCTTGTTATTGCATTAACAATGTCGGCAAAAATTGTTTGAAATGCAGCGCCAATAGGTGCCAGCAAGCGACCAACACTTTCACTCAACTTTGACAACGAAGCCTGCAGGCGATCACCAGCAGATTGCGGTCCTTGAGCAATAATTTCCGCGCTCTTGCCGTAACGCTTGAACAGTTCTTCCGCGAACTTCTGGAAGTCCTGTAGCGAGACTTTGCCGTCTTCAAGAGCCTTATCCAGCTCCTGCGGCGTCATGCCAACAGACTTGGCAAACAGGGTGAATGCACCGGGCAGACGCTCGCCAATCTGCTGGCGAAGTTCTTCTGCACTAACTTTGCCCTTGCTGAAGACCTGAGCCGTAGCACGGAGTGCGGCCTCCATGTCCTGCAGGCTGCCGCCAGTGCCGCGAATACCAGCGGCAATACCAAGGAACGCTTTTTCGGCATCGCGGACGTTGCCACCAGCGCCAAGGACAGAGGCAGATAGTTGCGTGAACTGACGCGTGATTAGTTCTTGAGGAATGGCCAGCCGTTGACTGGTTGCATTGATAAAATCAAGAGCTTTTTGGTATGAAACCGAATCCTCGGTAACCAGCTTCAATGCAGTTCGTTGTCTTTCAATTGACGCGGTGTAGCTGGCTAGTCCTGCGACCTGCTGCCCCATCATTCCGGCTTGGGCGCCAATCGCACCACCAGCAGCCATGCCAGCAAGGCCGAACGGTGCGCCAGCCAGAGCGCCAACAGCACCAAGCGGACCACCAAACACACCAGCAGCAGCAACCGTGCCAGCGCCCCTAGCAAGTCCCATCAGGCGACCAGTGCCACCACCGGGCTGCACCTTTTTCAGTTGAGCCTCAAGCTTCGCTGCTTCAGCGTTTGCTTGTTTGAATTCAGCAGTTCCAATCTCAACACTATTTGCAATCTCACGCCATGCATTCGCATAACCCTTGAGATTGTTAATGCTGTTCGCAGAGCTTTGCTGAATTTTTTTTAGTTCATCAGATACTTCTTTGAAATTGACATTTGCAGCCGCAGCTTGTTGTCCCAGATTCTTGAAGCTGCCAGACAACCTCGTGAGCTGTTCACCGCCCTGTTGCTTGATCCTCAGCAGCAGCTCAGTGGTTTGGCTCATTTGCGTTTGCTGTTCAGAACGGCTAGGGCAGCCATTTCCATCACCTGCACGCCTTCGAAGATGGCAACAGGATCCTTGACTGAATACAGCTTACAGAGCCATTCCAAACTCGGGTAGATCAGTCCCGTCAATCCAGCCATGCTCGTGTGCCATTGCGTCGACATGCGGATGAACATCAACACAACTTCCCAGTTCTCCTCCCAGATCTCACAGTCCTGCTGTGCAGTTTGAAGACGTGCAGCGGCGATCTGCTCTTCGCTTGCGCCAAGAGCCTTCAGGTCGGCCTCACGTTCGTCTACAACGCCGCCTTTCGCCCAGTACTCAGCGGCGGCCTTTAGTTTTTTGCCGGCGCTCCAGTGACGCTATCGGCATACGCCTGAATCAAAGCCTTCATGACGTAAGGGTCGTCACACAGCTCCTTCTTGTTCTTTTGCGTAAAAGCAATGTCTTTTCCGTCTTCGTCCTTGATGCCATCCCAGCTTTCAAGGATCCCATCAACAAGAGCATCATCACCCTTATTGACAAGATCGTTGAAAGCAGAACGGCTCATCTTTTTAAAGACTGCATCAAACGTCTGTTTTTCAAATTTGCCGCCATCAATAGGTGTTTCTACTGTGACCGGCCACTTGTAGGAAGCAGTCTTCTTGAGGACGAAGGCCATGAACAGAGATCAGGTGAACACCAGCGAAGCTTCGTTGTTGCCAGCCGTGGTGGGCAGAGCCAGGTACGGCATGGACAGCGCGATTACGCCGTTAGTATCAGCGTAGCTGCAACCGGTGATGTCTGTCTGCGCTGCGTTCAGCGTGACAATGTTGCCACCGGTGGTTCCCAACACGAGGCTGGTAGCAGCGGTAGCGGAAGCAACGGCCTTGGCAAAGTAGTCGGTGGTGCCAACAGCGGGAGCTTCAATCACAGCCGTGCCACCAGGAGCGCGGTTGGTGATCAGCACTTCTTGAGAGCTGGCGGTCTCCTTGTACAGCACCTCGTTGTTCAGCGCCAAATCAAACGATTCAAGACGAGTTGCGGTCACACCGTGGAAGGTGGCCGTGGTCATGTTGGTGTCGTTGATCTCAACAGCAGCAGCTTGGTTGGCAACGGTGAACGAACCAGACAGGGCGGTGCCGTCAGGAGCGTTGTAGATGCCGATGAATTGGAAGCTGGCAACAGCAAACTGACCGGCGGTGTAGTTGAAGCTCACGGTGCCGCGAGCGCCGGTGATCTTGTGACGGGTGCCGTCGTAGAAGCAGTAGATCGTGGCAGATTCAAACGTGGTGCTTATCGGTGCATAAGTCACCGAGGTTGAAACCACAATTGTTTGACTCAAACCACAAGCCCTCAGCAGAGGACCAAAGGCAGGAGCGGTGCCAGCAGTGCCAGAGCCACCCAACTCAACATCAAAAGTCACGCTGACGCGCTTGTTGGCAACCAGAGTGCCACGGGTCGGATTGCCAAGGAATCCTTGATAGGTAGCCGCTTGAACGTTGTCCGATTCAATCGGAGTCACTTCAAGGTTGGTCACTTGAACCGCGTCAGTACCGCCAACGGGAACCGGATCAGTCCCGTAGGTTGTCTCAATCTTCGCGATCAGAAACTTCTTCCGAGTCAGTGCCATCGGTGGTAGGAGCGGCGGGTTCTGTAATCAGTGTAAGCTTCC